GTCCGTGTGTATGGGAATTACTTAGGTGAGGATTTGTATCACGGTGGTACCGTGACTCGGGTTGCTCGTCTGAGGTTTGCTCATTCCGCGTCTACTCACAGTGCTTTCTCGGTGGCTCCGGTTTTCGCAGATGGCCAGGTAGTGGGCATACACGTGCGGGGTCATGGATCTTACAATTCAGGCGTTGCACTTGATTTCTTGTTCCCTTCTTCTATGGAGTCTGATGTTGATGAGCAGGCTTTTAGGGAGAGGGAGGTGAACAAGTGGTCAGAGGAGTTCCATGTGTACAACGACGGCCGCTCTCGGCGCTATCTGGTTTCTGAGGTTGCTTATGACTGGTCCGAAGATGATACTGAGTTGCAGGACATCTTCAGGGGGGTCACTCTCTCGAAAGCAGGTAAGGTTGCCTGGGCGGACATGGGCGATTGGGTAGATGAGGATCCTGGTTTTGGCGAACTAGGCCGGCTTGAGTCTGGTCTCCCCCCGCCACCGACTTTAAACTCGGTGGGCCAAGTCGGGGAGGCCGTTCAACCGACAGAGGAAATTACCAGTGGTCCCGAGACGAGCCCAGCGGAACGCCTAGAGAGGATAGTGAAGGCAAGCAGCGGTTTGGCGGACACCTCCGAGTGGTCGGGATGTCTTCCGTCAGAGCGTCCACAGGACGCTCCAAGCACGCCCCGGTACCATCCTGGGTCTTCCACCGATTCCCTGAGCTCGCCCAGTGGAGTTGGCCTTGGCAAGATCAAGGAGCCGTTGAGCGGAGTCTCGGAGCCCACTGTGAAGGAAGAGTTGAAGCTAGACCTCCCGGGAAGGGTCTTACCACACGCATCGCCGGCGTCCTCGCACGCCACTACCCCCATAACCCTGTTCCGTTTTGGCAAACTTCCTGCGGAGTGGAGGCGGTTGCTGGAGCGAAAGGGTTATTCGGTTGGAAGGAATCGGATTTACATAACCGAGTTGGAGTGCGCTACATTGGTAGCCGCTCTGCCGGCCGATCTCCACGGGGCTGTGAGGGCGCGTGCTATTTTTGTACAAAATATGCAGCCGAAGAAGCAGTAGAGTGTCTCAAGGGTGACGCGACTCCTGGTGTTCCTTGGTGTGATCTTGGATCCACCAACGCCAGTATCGTTCGTGATCCTGAGTCTCGTCGTTTGCTTTTGGATGCTGTCATGTTGCGTCTCGACGATGTCTTGAAGTTGGGGGAAGAGATCTTTACCATGACTCCTAGTGAGCTTGTGGCTAGAAATGTGTGTTCACCTATTCGCCTCTTTATCAAGGATGAGCCTCATAAGCTCAAGAAGATAGAGAGTGGGAAATTGAGGCTCATTTCGGGTGTGGGTATTGATGATCAGATTATTGATAGAATGGTTTATAGTGTTCAGAACAACTCGGAGATTGATGAGTGGAGCACTATTCCTTCTAAGCCGGGTATCGGTCTTGATGATACCGGGCTGCGTCTGATGACCAGTACGTTCACGCGTATGTTTGAGTCTAGTCGTTCTGATGGTCGGTCAGGGCGGCTTCAGTCAACGGACATTTCTGGATGGGATTGGAGTGTGCAGGGTTGGGAGATTGAGTTGGACGCTGAGGTTCGCCGTCGTTTGGCGGACGCACCTCGGGGGTCGCTCTTTGATTTTCTCACACGTTATAGGGCATACTGCATTTCTCATAAGGTCTTTTGCCTTCCCGATGGTACGCTAGTCGCCCAGACTGGTTCGGGTATTCAGGCTTCCGGGTGGTATTGTACTAGTTCGACGAACTCGAGGATGAGGGTTGCCGCTCGGTTGGCAGCCATGCTCATGTCGAGTGCTTACAAGTACACCCACAAGGAAGATGAATTGATGAACGTGGTTGCTATGGGGGACGATGCTGTTGAGGAGCAGTTGGATGGGGCTGCTCAGGAGCAATATGAAATACTTGGCCATTGCATCAAGGATGTGAGCGTTGCTGATGCAGTGGAAGACTTGGAGTTCTGCTCTCACAGGTGGCTCCGGAGTGGTTTGGCTTGTCCCACTACAGCGGTTAAGACCCTGTTCCGGTATTTCTCTCATCCTATCGACTCAACCAATTACCTCGATTGGTATTCTCAGCTACGTAATGATTTGCGTAATTTACCTGAGTCGGATCACATTTTCGAGGCAGCTCGTACCCATGCTGAGTGGGCAAAAGACAATGGCACGAAAGCGCGCACAGCGGCAGCGCCGCCCTCGGGGGCGTGCCAACAATAACCAATCGAATGCTTTGTTGACCACCAACGGAGAGCTCCGAACTGTACATGTTTCGGCCGGGGCGGTCAAGGCGTCGAAATCAGTAGGTCTCAATCCCACTAATTTCCCGCAGCTCAAGGCTAGTTTGGTCGGTTGTGCTGAGTACAACGTGATCAACGCGGTGTTCACTTGGGAGCCGATGGTCACTCCCTTTAGTGATTCAGGAATGGTTGGGCTTGTGGCAACTCACACTGAGGATTTGCTGGATGCCCTACCCGTCAGCGATGTGGACGGTTTGCTTCGTGCTGGTATGGCTTTGCGCCCTGCGAGCACGAGGCGGAGTGTCCAATTTAATACAGGGAAAGGTGAATGGTGGCTTGCGTCCTCTAGTGGGAGGCAAGGCGGCGTCTACGTTTACTGTACTAAACCTGGTACGCAGGATCTTGGACGCCTGTCTGGAGTGTTGACTATACGGGTGAGGGGCGTTGGGGCTCTTCCTTAGGGAAGCCCTACTCCCGTCACTCCTCCTGGAACCAGCACCGTTCCACCTTCGGGTGGAAGGGTGTCTCCGACTGCTTCTGTGGCATCGGGGTATTCCACCTCTCGGGGTGGTGGTTCGACGACATATCCCGCTTCTCCTCCTTCTGTTCCCCCATTTGTCTTGGTCCGCCCTTGGGAATTGTCCTCCACGTCTAGAGTCTCTAGTGTTTTGAGCTCCACTGATCCTTCTTGGATCAATAGGGTTCAAAAGGCCAGAGGCCCAGGTGTGGCGGACATGATGGCGGCTGGAGTGTCCAGTACCGGTGTTACTCCGTTTCTTCAGACAAGTCCCACGAATACGGCTTTGTATACGTGGGGTGTGGCTGTTGTTTCGGGGAGGGATCGGAAGTGTGCACTTTTGGCCAATGTCTGGCGTTCCCAGGTGTGGGACCTTAGCAAATGGAGGCAATTTAAGGAGGGAGGCATGGATTATGTTGTTTGGTGGGGATGACTGGAGGGGCCGTGTTGCACTCAGGGTTTGTTAGTTGGACCAATCAACTACCGAAGGAAAACGTGGAAACCCGATCGGGCTGGATTGCCCAGGCAGAAGGAAAACT